GCATTGAAGAATTGGGTCGCGAGCTGGACTTTGATAATTTGAGTAGAGGCGAGCGCAACAGACTGATACTCAGCATGAGCTGGGCATTTAGGGACGTGTTTGAAAGCCTGTATCAACCTATAAATCTGTTGTTCATTGACGAAATGATCGACAACGGACTGGATACTGCAGGTGTGGAAAATGCCTTGGCCCTGCTCAAACACATGAGTCGTGAACGCAACAAATCAATCTGGCTAGTCTCACACAGAGACGAACTAGCTGGACGTGTGGAAAACATACTCAAAGTGATCAAAGAAAACGGGTTTACTTCTTACAGCTCCGATATAGAAATTGTTTAATTGTCTGCCAATGGCCATAATTACAAACTCATGACATGGCTTTACGAACAACTACCCATAGAACAACTACCAGAATACTGTGTGGGTTTTGTTTATATGATCACTAATTTAGTCACTGGTAGAAAATACATTGGAAAAAAACTAGCAAAATTTAGTAAAACGACTTATCGAACTGTAAAATTAAAAAACGGCACCAAGAAAAAAAAGAAAATACGCAGCAAAATAGACTCAGACTGGCAACTATATTATGGCAGTAATATTGAACTACAACAAGATATCAATCGTTTAGGCGCAGACAACTTCAAAAGAGAAATATTATTTTATTGTCACAGCAAAGCAGAATGCTCATACATTGAAGCCAGAGAACAATTTAATCACAAGGTATTAGAGTCAGACAACTACTACAATGGACACATACAGGTGCGTGTTCATGGCAGTCATATCAAAAATCTCAACAAAATTTAACTAAGACTCTGTGGCAGGTGCAATGACCTGCCCCCATTGAGGAACGGTGAGATACCCGGTCTGGACTTGGGCGTCAAAGGCAATTGCTAACTTAAGGCAACAAATGGTTCGGGCTCTGATGAAAAAGATACAACCCGTGCTCATAGGACTTGGATTTATCGTCGGGTCACTAGGGTTCCGTTGATATGTGAAGCTTGAGTAGGGGGTACCGGTCAACCGCCTCCGTGTAGGAAACTACAATCTCATTATGATAAATGACTGCTGTCACTCGGATGATGCTTTCTTTTCACCGTGCATACGGTGAATTGTGACCACATAATCTGGATGATACTAAGAAACATCACAGAGATAAACGATGTGTGAGCGATAGCGAAACACATAGAACTTCGTTAGAAGTTCTCCTAAAGCAGTTACAAGTTGGTATCAGGCCAATCTCTAAACAAGGCATGTTGTATGTTGCCTGAAACAAACTGATTGAATGACTTGTGTTTCTCTTCGAGTTCACCTTTGAGTGGTGCTACTCGTTTGAATGCTGAGTCCATTTGACCCATGTCACGAAACTCCATGATGATCATCCACTCTGGCATGTCAGCAATGCTGCGGAATCCCATTTTGCATCGGGTGATTCTATAGCTTACCATTTTGTCTTCTGAGATCAAATGATCAAAGAAACTTTTCATTCCGTTGACCCAGTCCAGGTCTGATATGTCGCCTTCTTTGTCTGCCCAAATTGTGTATAAATCCATAGTGTTACTCCAGTGGTCCTAAAATTTCAAATCCATCTATTTCAGATTTGTATAAATGTGCCTGTTCAAGATACAAGTATTGAAAACCTCGTTCCTTGTAGATAGCACATTCTGTTTTCATTGTTTCTATGCCCAGTCTTGACTTGGGCTGGTGATAGGTCCAAGCAAATTGATCGCACAAGGCATTGTGTTCATCGAATCTGCGAATCAGGCTCCATGCAACCAGTTTGTTGTTGTCATAGTAGCCAATAACGTCAGCCATGGGATCTAGATATCTACTGTGAAACATGGGCATCACACTGCCAAAATGTTTATAGATAGTATAGGTCCTGTATATATTGTCTAGTTTCTGCAGGGTTGCCTGATCACGATCTACAATGTATTTCCAATCTACAGTAGGAGTATAGTCTGTTTTGGCAAGATCAATTCTGGCAAATTGATAGGTCATAGAGATCTTTCTGGAAAATAATCTTGCATTGCACCTTGTCGATGTAGGTCGCTGGTCACACAGTGTATGCCACCGTCCCAGAAGTATCTATGCCTAAACGGCACCACGTGTGCAGTAATGCCATATCTATCTAGTGCATCAAATACCTGTTTGTTATAATTAAACACTATGACATTTTTTGGATCAATGATCAGCATGTTGACATCAAACACAGTTTCTTCTACATATCCTGTCCAATGACTTAGCCATGATTCAACTACATCGATTACTTGGTTATCATGTTCAAACCCGGGTATCCACCAACGACCTTTGTTCTTTTTTTTCAACTCTAAAAAGTCTTTAACTTTGTTCCAGCTTTGTCCAGGCAAATACACCACTTCCCAGTCTGGAAATGTTTCTGCGTATGTTGGCACATCTCGTAGACTTATGATCAACCCAGGGCATACAGGGCAATATGTTCCGTCGCTGTGTCCACCGGTGTTGACCACATGATTCCTGTATTGTGGAAATTTAAAATCTATATATTTCTTATACTCAACGGCATCTTGATCATATGACTCTGTGCCAAAATATAAATCTTTCCCAATCCTACTGACCATTGCGCCAGAAATATCTTGGGGAATATCGTGTAACTTAACTGTATTACCTTGGTCTTTTATGTGGTCGAGAATGTGATTATGGGTTGAATGAAATGCAATTAATTTATCAAGTCCGTGAATCTCTTTACATTCATTTTGTATTCTCTGCGGTAAATTATAAAAATCTTCAAGAAAATAACAATCTGGCCATGAAGGATCTTTGACATCTGCGTAGAATTTTCTAAAATCGTAGGTACCATTGAAATAAAATGTATTACCAATCATTACACTAACATCTCGCGGAGTCATCTGCGGAGCCAGGTATTTTCCATTGATAAAGATATCTTCAAAATTGGGTTGATTTGGGCGTAGTGTTTGCACACCAAACTCTTGTAATTTTTTTATAATAGCTTGATAATCTTCTTCTGTTTCAATAGCTATGCGTTCAAACAAACTACGCACATGTGGCACAGTGATCCAAGAATAGAATTCAGGCGGATAACTACGCCCTACTATACAAGTTTTAAGTGGGTCCCAATGTTGATAAACTGAATAAGTCATGTTCTTGGATCTTTTCTATGTTTAAATAAAGCTGACAAATATTCCTCAGGCCATGAATCATAAAATCCCTTGCTGGATATTAATTTAGCTTTGTCATTGAGATCACTCAAACTCTGCACCAAGACCATGGCATAAGTGCCTTGATTCATTGAAATACCGTTGACTATTTCTGCATCCTCGGGGTGATCTTCCAGGGCCAGCAGATTGTTGCGTAGTAAAAATTCTTCATTGGCCTGCTTAATACTAGAGTTAAACATAGCATACGGCCATTCTTTGGGATCATATACATAAATTATAACTTCAGCATCGCCCATGCCCCAACCACTGCGATTTTTCAAATCATAGTAAGGATCTGCTCCTAAAAAGATCTTCACTGTGTTTTTTAATCTAGCACTTCTAGCATAAGGACAAGGAGGCCAGCCACCCAGTGCTGGATGAGGTCGTTCTACAAAGTTCTCAATCCAGTGAGAGATGTCGGAAGTTACTGTGTCTAAGTCTAACATTTCAAAAGAAGGGCAATCCTGATTTTTTGGTAGTTTCCATATTTTCTTTTATGATATTGCTGATAATTTCTCGTTCGCCAGCACTGAGTTGCAATGCCTGCTCATAGTTAATACCACCTCGCATATACCATGACATCTGCAAGGCCTCCTGCCGGATATTTTTTATCTCTTTGTCCATTGCGTCGATCATCTTGGCAATGTCGTCAGAGTCCTGGACTAGGAGGCGCGTCCGAAAAAATTTGACATGTCCAAGGCTACACTCTGTTCATATTCATGTGAGCACTCGTCGCAGGCCAATTTGAGTGGTTGCATTTCGGCCTGTGCTTTTAAATTGATAATGTGATCTCGGATCTGTGTGAACAAATTTCGGTCACAGTTCTTGAGAAAATCTTCAATGTATTCATGTTCATTTACCATGGCAGTGGGTGTTTTTATTGTAGCAATGCTTTGACTCAACGCATTCACTGTGATGTCAGTGATTTTTTTCAAAGCCTCTGTCAACGAATTCATTTTTTCTGTGTCTTCAAACTTGGTATTTGACAACAACTGCAACATTCTTTGATTTTCAAACTGTAGTTGATTGTTATCGTTGAGATTTTTGTAGTTCATGGGCCGGAAATAGATTTCCACATCACCGGACTGTATGCTTTGATTGTAGTTGGGCACTTTGATAGTGTCCATCACAGTGCGTAGATCCAATACTCGATCACTTTCAGCAGTGCATTTGGGACATCTTGTGCCAAATTCCATTTCGTGTCCGTAGCTGGCAATGCGTATGGCCACTAGAATTGTGTCCACATCCATGGCTGGTACTGCCCAGGCATTGATAATATTGGGCACACAACTTTGAATCACATTCACAGTGGCCTGTCCATTGAACAGCGCATCTGGGGTCTTATACATGATCTCGTCGATGGCAGTCATAGGATATACCGGAAGCTCTCCAGTTTCGGCCATGGTCAGTGTGCCAGGTGGATAGAATTGTCCAGCACTGGGCAGTCTGATGTAGATTGCAGGTTGTCTAAAATACTGTCTTAATGGGTTGTTTGGCGTCATTTTTGCCCTCGCTAAATATAATTATGACTATAAAATGCCCTGACTACGAAAGACAACACCTATGCAAATGAGCCCAGAAGAACAGCAAAAAGTAATAGAAGACTATTACGAACACCTTCGTTTGGGTCTGCCAATATCCAAAGAAATGTTTGAGCAGTTTCAAGCTGCCAGTCTGGGCATAGCAAACTACACTGAGCGATTGAATGCAGCCGCAGGCGTGGTCAAAGCACTGGGCAAGGCTTTTGGAGACTACAGTCAAGCAGTCTACAAAGGCAAAAAAGGCATGGAGGTCATGGGCGACGGTGTTGAAACTGTTACCAATGCACTTGAAACTTTTGGAATAGCACTGGTCACGCTGGGCGGACCTATTGGACTACTGGCAGGTGCATTAGGGCTAGCAGCAGGCGCTGCAGGCAAATACATCAAGGCCACTACAGAATTGTCAGACAAACTCTACGATTCTTGGACTGACTTGTCCAAAGTTGGTGGAGCAGCAGCAGGTGGCATTACAGACGTTTATCGACAAATGCAACAGTTTGGTCTCAGTCTCAATGAACTGGGAGAAATGACTGACCTGATTGGCAAAAATTCATCATCTCTGGCTGCACTTGGTGGCACAGTGGCCGACGGTGCCAAACTTTTAGCCGACGGAGTAGGTAGTTTGCGTGACAGTGGATTCAACCGAGAATTCATGGCAATGGGTCACAGTATCAATGACATCAACAAGTATGCGGCCAGCTATGTCAAACAACAGGTATTGTTGGGTCGTAGTCAAACTGACATACAGAAAACTTTGACTTCTGGTACCATAGAATATGCTAAAAAATTAGATGCATTGTCTCGTATCACTGGTGACACACTGGAAGCGCAAGAAGAAAAGCAACAAGCTGCCTTGGCTGAAGATCAGTATGCAGCTACCATGGATGTGCTCAGAGAACGAGCCAAGGCTGGAGACAAACTGGCCACAAATCAACTAGAAAAAATTGATACATTGACCAAGATTTTGCCAGCTGGTATGATGGAGGAGATAAGAAAAGGCATTGGCGGAGATATGAGTGCTATCAGTCGAATGATGATGACCTTGCCAGATGTGGCCAGACCATTGTTTGACGAAAGCAAAAGCGTTGCAGATGTATTAAATGCCACCGGCAAAGACATTGGCCAGTTCCGGGATACCTGGGGTAGAACAATTTCATTGGTTGGTAACTCTGAAAAAACATTCTACGGTTACAACGAGATGCAGAAGTTTGGCACTCAGTTTACCGGAGAAAATGCAGATGAAGTTTTAAGGAATGCACAGGCACAAAGAGATGCAGGCAAAGCGTTAGACAAGACCACTCAAGACCAAATTGATGCCAGATTGACTCAACAAAAATCCATGCAAAGCATGCAGGATTTTGTCAAAATGGGAATTGAACCTGCTACCAGTGCACTCAAAACATTGTCTGATGTGGTAGATGATCTGCTGAGTTGGTTGCCAGGTGTGAGTTCTAAAAAGAAAAACGAGCAAGTAAAAACATCCAATGGTATGGGCACCAAAGGAGCACAATCAACTGCTACTGTAGCAG